GGATATGGTGAATTGCTCCGTCCGTACTCTGTGACATTTGCCACAAGCGGCGCCGGTATCTTTTCGCCGTTCCTGTTTACGAAATACCCATAAAAAGCCACCTTTGTATTGACGCTGTCATCGCTTGGCGTTTTATACGGCTTTGTAACTTTCAAACACTTCATGATGCCACTCGAACGCCACGAACTCGGAACACTCGCCTTGATGTTCTTCTCGACTACTTCCGCGCCTGCTGCAGTCATTTCCGCAAGCATCTTGTCAGTGTTCTTTTGTAGCGTGTCGAACTGTTTAATTAAATCGTTCGGTAGTTCTGCGCTAAAGTTTGCCATCAGTGTTTGACCTCTTTGCATTCAAGCTCTAACTCTGTATGAGCCATGTCCATGTCGTTGATGTATTCGATGGTGTAGACTTTGCCGTTGAACTTGATGATGTGGTCGTATGTGATCGTGGTCTGCGGATAACGTATAACAAACCGTGTATAAGCCTTTTCAAAATCGGTCTGATTTGTTATCAGGGTAAATCCTTTTGTGGTTTTGACTTCCGCATAACAGGTCAATACAAGCGTTTCAACGTCAACAGGAAAACCCGCTGCGTCTTTGCTTTTTGTCACGCTGTAAAATTGAATTTTTCTGTTATACTTTCCCGCGTTCATCATTACAACAAATTCCTCTGATGCATTCCCAGAATGGTATCAACCACTTTATTCACGTTTGAATTGTCCACATACATCGTGCGTGTGTCGTACATGTCCTGACATAAGACAAAGACCACGATCACCATGTCTTGATACTTGTCAAGTTCTGCCGCATCTTCTATCCCGGTATATTTCAAGATAAAATCAACGGCTACTCCCTTTAGAGCTGTGATGAAATTGATGTCTTCTGTTGTCGGCTCTGCTATTCGCAGATAGTCGGCTATATTTTGCGCCGTGATATCCGATATTTTTTCAATTACGCTCATATAGCCGCCCCTTTCTACTCTGCCAATGTCAAGCCGTTCAAGTTGTAGTTGTATGTATACTTGTTGCCGTCTACCGTTACAACCACACGGAAGGGCAATGTCTTGTCCTCGATCTTGATCGCTGCCGCAAGATCTTCGTCAAGTGTTGCGAGATTCTTGATGCCGACCTGCACATCTCCAAATGTCACATCAGGATCAACAATGATAAATCTCAACGCTACAAAGTTACCCGCTCCCCAATATTCGGGCAACTGTCCCTCTGTCAGTTTCTTGACCGTACCGATGAAGCAATTGCCTATCGGCTGAAAGTCTGCGCCCTGCATATTTGACACGGTTTCATCATAGATGGTGTCAGACTGTGCCATCGGCAAAACCAAAACTTTCGGATTTGCGCTGCCTGCAAGATCTTCGATTTTGTCAATCATCTCTGCGTCGGTCTGAATTGTCTCAACGTCCGACATTTTACCGCCCATCTTCACGTAAAGGATTTTCAGCTCGTCAACAGTTGTTCCGTTCATGACTTTTCTCCCTTCTTCTTTGCGGGTGCTTTCTCGGCTTTCTTTTCTGCCGGCTCGATATATCCTGCCGCTTCAAGGCTTGCCGCTACGGTGTCGGGTACTTCCTGCACTTCCCCGACACTCATAGCAATTGACACCCCGCAAAAGTTCTCTTTTGCGATATACTTCATAGGATTGCCCCCTTTTATGCGTGCATTACAAGCGCTGCGATCTTCTGATCGTTCTCGACCTTGCTGTCGAACTCAACCCAACCAACAACACCGACTGCGTGCTGTGTTGCGTACTTCTCACGAAGTACCTCGATTGTCATGTCCTCGCCGAACTTGGTTGCAAGTCCTGACATATCACCGTAGAAGATAACGGTCTTTCCTGCTCCGATATCGTCCATGTTGTCAGATACATAGACCGGCTTGCCTAACAGGGTTGATCCGAACGGTGATGAAATATCATCGTTAAGAAGCGGATAGCCTGTTGTTGATTTCAAGTTACGGAGAGCGGTTCTTGTTGCCGGTGACATGATCCAGATGCCGTTCTTCTGGTAAACGTCCTTGACCTTGTCATGAACTGCGATAACCTCTGCAAGGGTGATTGCGTCTGCTGCGGCGGTTGTTACCTTTGAACTTGCCGCAAGTCCTGACAGGCCTGCAACCTTGTTTTCTGTACCGTTCAGAAGTTCGCCCTCGATAAATCTTGAAATTGAGAGAGCCATCCTTTCAACAACAAAATCAACAAGGTTGAACTGTGAGTTGTTTATGAGCGATCTTGATATGAGAGCGAGCGCTCCTGAAAGATAGCCGTCAAGTTCGATCTTTCCGAATGCGCCAACAGATGCCGCAAGCTCTTCGAACTCTGTCGCATATGCAACAGTGATGTCATGTGTTGAGCCGTCATAGTGCGGGATCTCGATCTTGCCCTTAACGTTATACTTGCTCGACTTCTCCAGGATCGGGCAGATGTCATATACTGCCGCAATGATCTTGTTAACGATTGTCTGTGGAATAACTGCGCCGTTTGCCGCCTTGGTCATGTTGTAGTCTGTTCTCTCGTTCAGAACAACGCCGCGGATATAAGCGTCAAATGCGCGGCGCTCGTTCTCTTCGTTGCAAGCGTTCTCTTTAATTTCCTGTGATTCCTTCATGTCCTCTGCTCCCTCTTCTTTCAGCTCCTCTTTATCGTCTTTCAGTTCGTCGGCGATCTTCAAAGCCTCTTTGATCTTGCGCACGTCGTCTCTGATCTCTGCGAGTTCCTGTGCTTCATCGTCTGTGAGTTCCCTCTTGTTCGTCTCTGCGTCTGCCAATAAGCTCTCGGCGCGTGTGATGAGATCGTTCTTCTTTTCAACAAGTCCCTTGTAGTTCATCGTTTCATTCTCCTTTCATTTCGTTGATGATGTCGTGGTACTTGGTATAGTCAATCGCGCCGGGCGCGTTGCTATCTTCTTTTGTTTCTTCCTCTGTTTCCTCGATGCGGATATTCATTTCAAATTCGGTCGTGTCGCTTGTGTTCATGCGTTCGTCTGATGATCTGACACAAACAAGCGTGCCATCGTATGCCGGGACTGCTCGGCGGTCTATCAATGACACTTCGTATAAATCCATGTCTTTGACTTCTCGAACGGTGATGCCGTTCTCTTCCGATGTGTCCACGTCTCTATCTGTAAAGCCAAAGCTCCACCCCCGCAGCTTTCCACCGCGGGCGGCGTCCGCCACTTCCTTATCCGTGATTGTCGCCCTTGCGTGTAACCCGATGGCATCCTCATGTAGTTCAAGGTTTCCATCTTTGATGCCGCCCAAATCACGATCCCAGTTGTGATCGAGTAACAGTCTCACATCGTCCGCACGCTCCAAAGCTCGCTTGAATGCTCCGACCTTTACGCGCTCAACAAATGAGCCGATGCGGTCTTTTAAGATCTTCGAGTTTCTTTCCAGAGCATTCACGTATCCCTCTATCTCTACCGTGTCGCCTTTAACCCTGATATTCATTCTGTGCCCCCTATTTCGATGTGTTCGGTCTCGCTTGTCTCTCCGTCTGCATCTTCTGTGACGCTTATCTCTCCACCCTTTACGTCGCCGGTGTTCGGCGTGTAGTATTCGTGGGTGTTCACGTCGTACAGTACCGACGCAAGACCAAAGTCAACCACGTCAAGACCTTCGATATCGTTCAAGTTTTCATCGCGTCGCAGTTCGTTGATTGTTTTCAATCCGATTTCCTTGGCGATCTTGTATGCTTCGTATCGTTCTTTGGGTGTCGCTTTCAGGATCTCTTTTACGTCAAACTCAAAGAACTTTTTGTCCTTTTCGTTCTCCAACAACAAATCCCTATTCAAAGCAGTTTCAAAAGCCTTTATGATCGGGTAAATTGCCATCTTGAACGTCTCATAGTAGTCGCCCGGTATGATGTGAAAGATCGAATTGATTTCGTCCTTCAATGTCTTTTTGCTTTCGTTGAGCTGCATCTCGACAGATGTGTTTGATGCTTCTTGAAACTCAAGACCTTTATTCAGCACGACAATATTGCTTTGATCGTTGGCGTACATTCTCTGCCATGCGTTCTTCAAGATGTCGATTTCTTCCTGTCCGAGATTATGTTGTGACTTGATAAAGCCTTTTTTGTTGCCGCCACCTTTGACCAACATCAATTGATACTTCAACATGTTGTATGCGGTCTCTAAAGCCTTTGAGACTTCGACACATAACCCGATGCCGCTTGCTCCGTCCTGTGTATTTCTCAAAAGTTTGATGAACTCGAACGGCTGAAACTCGCTGTCGTAGCAAAAAATAGTGAATGACCTTTCAAGCGGGTTCGGGTTTCTGTAAATCGTGATAAAATCGTCGGGGATATACTTCAAAGCGGTGACATCGTTGCGGTCTCTTTGGATGTAGCAGTAGCCACCTTTTCCCAAGAGATAATCAACCACAAGCGCCTTTTTCATTTGAAACGCATCCAGGGTGTCCCCTGTGTCACAATTCAGCATCTTCACTCTGGGATCTCTGTCGATTTCTTCAACGTGTCCTTTTGATCGCTTGTATAACTTGACCGGCATACTTGCGATCGTTCCGCTTATCATATCCACCGCTCCACTCACGTCGGGCAATGTCAAAGCCTGTTCGCGCGTGATACTCTCACCGCTTAAAATGGCTTTGAGCAGAACATCATCAACCGTGTTGGCATCGATCTCTCCGCTATTCCGTTTTCTGAATAAGTCAAAAAAGCTCATGGTTTAAATCCCCTTTTAATTTTTCATAACACAAGTTAACCCCCGAAAATTCGCATCTTTTTTTAGGCAAAGAAAAAAGGCAGTCATAAAGACTGCCCTTTTTCCGAAAGACAAAAACCATGCCACCCTTTAGAGGATAAAATCACCCTACCACAATACTATCCGCCGAAATTCGCATCTTTTTTTAGACAGCAAAAAAGAGACGCTATGGAGTGGCGTCCCTTTCTTGTTTGGTTTTCTCAACCTTCTGACATTATGATTTTATCATCGGTTTTTCAATCGCTCAATGTGTTTATATAACTTGCGCGCAAAAATTCATTTGATTCAAAAAATAATCTTGTTCGAGAAGATAGCAAGCGTTAATCAATGAAACGACCATGTCAACCTTTCCTTTGCTCCGCTTTTTATTCACATAAAGATTTCGATTTGTGTCCTGCGTACACCGGGCATTTTGGAAATTGATTTCCATGAGCCTATTTGATGTGTATTGAAATTCCCCCGCAAGTATCTTCTCTTTTAGTCTTTTTGTCGCGGGATGCAAAACGCTCGAATGCTGTCTGACTTCAACGGTGTTATATCCTGCCCGCTCTAACTTCTGGGCGGTTGACAATGCGTTGTATCTGTCATATCCTACGGCTTGCACTTGAACGCCATACTTGCTCTCGATCTCCATAATATAATCTTCAACCACGGCATAATCTATCACTTTATCTCCGCAAGCTATCGCCTTGCCGTTTCTGACAAACTCCCGATAGTCGATTTTTTCAAATGCGTTTTTCTCGTCGATTCTTCCCTCGGGTATGAATGCCACAACGTCCGCCAGAATGTTATCATCATCGTCCACGCTCACCATTGCGACGGATGTGTTGTCGTTGCTCTCTGACAGATCTAACCCCAAATAAACGACACGCCCCGACCAATCTATTGATTCAACCTTGCAATTCTGAACGTCTTTTACATCGATAAAGGTTTCTGTGCCAGCTCCCTGATAAACAATGTTGCAATGCTTTGTGACAAAGTTCTCCCTTGCACTCTCCATTGCTATCGCCTTGGCTCTTTTCTTCAACAGGTCATCCCAGATCTCGGGGACTTCCAACGAAACAGGGTTAGCTTGTCGCATGACATTGTCATCGGTCTCCCACGCTTTCGGGTTGTCGGGTTCGTAAAGCAAAGCAAAGACGCTTTCATCTTCTGTCACTCCGTCCAATATCTTCTTGGCGTAGTCCGTGTAGATCTCGATCGGGTTGTCTATGGTCGGGTACTTGGTGGAGATTATAAACCCCAACTTGTTCAAGATGTTGAGCTGTCCCGATTGCATGGCTTCGATTGCGTATGTGTTCGGCAGCGCTCCCACCTCATCCGCACAATAAACATTCGGCAGTTTTCCGTCCATGTTGCTGTTGGAGTAATTAAGGGGCGTGTATTTGCTTTCCTTTGGGATGAACTCGATATAGTCTCTTAATAACTTAAACCTTTTCACTCCCTGAAACTCATATAACAAAGGACTGCTTTTTATTGTCTTTGTGATTGCATCCTTGATCTCTCTTGATAGCTTGCCGTCCGGTGCCACGCTGTAAAATTCCGAAAACTTTGGTTCGGTCAGAAATAGCAAAATAAACAATGTACCAACTGTGAATGTTTTGAAATTCTTTCGACAGATTTCAAGTATACAAGTTTCAAATCTTCTCCGCTTATGGTTGTCTTTGTAGACTATGCACAACACCGCCGTATATATTAACCACTGATACCCGGTTGTGCAATCAATCAAGGGTTGCCCCGCCTTTAACCCTTTCGGCATGATTAAGATTTTCAAAATGCTTTCAATCTGTTTGTACTTTGCCATGCTGATTTCATACAGATCGCTTTTGCCCTCTTCGATTTCCATGAACTTCGCCATCTGTTTCTTGACGTATCGGGGCGTGGTGGGTTTGTCAATATTCTCTTTGCAATAAAGATAAGCCTTTGTCATGCTCTCACCCTTTCATAATCTCCAGCAAAGGATCTTCGGCTGCCGCTGTGCCCTTGTGTTCCTTTATCATTTTCCACAAGGTCTCTGCCGTCTTGTTTGCATGCGATGTGGTATTGTTAAAGGCGTTTATTGCCGGGTTGATAACAACATTCTCACGCCCTCGGACATATTCCTTGACTGTGGTCACTCCTATTTCATCGACTTTCTTTTCGAGTTCGTCAAGATGCAACAAAAGGCGGTCATATCGGTGCAATGTAGTCGCGAAAAGGTAGTTGTCATTCAGTCCGATGGCTTTTGCTTGGTCAACTATCTGTTTACGTTGCTTGTCTCTTTCTTTTTTATTCATATTTGTTGCCCTCTCTAAATAAATTTTATTTTGTTTTGTTTTTTAAAGTTTTTCTTTAATTATTCAAAGTTTTTCTTTGTTTTCGTCAAAAAGCGGTTCGTTTTTTCCCTTGATGAAAATGAAGGGGGGCGTGTGGTCTGTTTTGCGTCAGATTTTCCGCGCCCCTACTCCCCGGGGTATGCCCTATCTATTAGCCACCCGTCCCAACTCTTCATCCGCCAATATTTCCGATATGTTTTGCGCTATCGTTAAACATCTTATTGCGTGCCTTTTGTCGCTCTCCACGTTCATATATGCAGAATCCGCAAGCGCTCTGATTATGTCGATTGCATATAGCGGTATGATGTCTATATGGATTTTTTCCATCGGCTTTGCTATCTTCTCTCTCAATGTTTCTCTTTCTGCGTCGCTCATATTTTCTCCTTTTCCATCTTCGCACCGCATGACGGACAGTAATCTGTCTCTCCGTATGTCTGCCAACTTCCACACTCTGAACAATAAAACCTTACCCTGTCCCACCTGCGACTATTGTCTATATCTTTTCTCCATGTTCCTGTCTTTTGCTTTGCCTGAACACTTGGTAACTTTTGTATTTCGTCAAGCATCTCTCTCTTTTCGTCATTCCATACAATTGCATCTTCTACAGCTTCTCTGCTTATTGCATCCGTGACAGGGACATTTATGTCCTTACCACAAGGCTCTTGTTCTAATGCTTTGATAGCCATTTCCTCTGCTTCTCTGCACACACCCTCAACACAATAAAGGTCTATATGTCGCTTAAAATATTTGACAGCTTCTTCTCTTGTCATTCCTTATCCTCGCCTTCCTGTGGCTCAACCTTTTTGAGATACTTAACACACCTTATATCACATACAAAAAATGGATATTTACCGCATTCATTTTTTGCTTTTTCATAAAGTTCAACGGCATCTTTATAATGTTCTTTATAGATACACACATCACTATGAATGCAGAAATTACATTGTTCGTTCATACTTCCTCGCTTTCTGTTCTGTATGGCTGCGGTAAAGGTTGGTTTCATTTTCTGCAATGCTGCTATCGCTTCTTCTCTGGTCATTGTTTCTGCCTTTCTTTTGCCAACTCTCGCAGATAATCCGCGTCAATCTCCCCCGCATCCGCTTCTTTGTGATGCCGAACACACAAGCAAACAAGGTTGTCATCTTCCAACAGTCCGTCGGGATTCTCTGCAAG